AAGCACTTGATTTACTCTCTTATGGATATTCAAACGGTGAAATAGCCGAAAAACTAAATATTTCTGTTGCAACTGCAACAAACATTGTTTTCTATCTGATGAGGAAAACAAACGCAGTAAACCGCACCCATTTAGTTAGATATGGGTTTGAAAAAGGTTTACTTCAGTAAAACAAAAACATTTACCCTCAGTAAATAAAAAATGACAACGGGAGGAAAAATGAACATATATGAAAAAACTTGTGAAGGCATAACAAGACAAGTGAATTCTGCAAGAAAAGAACACAAATGCGACTGGTGCGGTAAAACAATAAGAGTTGGTGAACCATATCTTTCAACAATAGATTTTGTAGAAAGAAAAGTGTATTGTTCGTGTGATACTTGCCATAAAACAATTATATGGATGTATGGAGATTAGGGAAAATGCTAACATTTAACTTGAAAAAAGAATGGTTTGAAAAAATTAAGAAGTTGGTATCAAGCCAACTATAAGGAGAATTTATGAAACTAACAGAAAGAGAGAGAGAGATTTTAAAGCTATTTTGTTATAAAACCAATGAGATTTCAGATATTCTAAAAATAAGTGAAAGCACCACAAAAACACATATTCAGCATTTACTGCGAAAATTTAAAACGAATTCTAAAGTAAAATGTTTAGTTAAAGCAGTACAAATGGGAGAATTGAATGTTTTTGACATCAAAACATCTTATGTTGATGTAGGCTTCTGGGATAATAATGGACAATATAAAATAGATATGAAAGAGATAATACAATGACGAGAAAAAGTAACAATGACAGTTTAAACCGAATAAATCCACTTACCAATTATTGCGTTAAGTGTTGGGTTGATTTTATCACATTAACTGAAGAAGAAAAACAAAACTTGAAGCAAATCAAATATGGAAATGTATCGAAAAAACGAAAAACACCCCTTTTTACATAATAAACATTATCGGTACGTAACGTAATGTTATAAAACAAGGGCAAAAGTATTGATTTTTCGTATAGCAAAAATAAAGGAGAAGATAAAATTGAATAAAAGAGAAGAAAAACTTTTAACATATTACACTCAATGTGAAAGAATTTTTTCACATTATGGAGAAGACGCACAAAAACGACAGCTAATACAAGAGTTATCAGAACTTATAACTGCATTAACAAAAAATGATGAAGAAAATATCACAGAAGAAATGGCAGATGTGCTAGTATTGCTAGACCAATTTGTTATAGCTAACCCTGAACGAGACAAAAAAATACAAAATATGCAACTTTATAAAGTCGAAAGGCAACTTAAAAGAATTCAAGAAGATGTATAACATCAATCACAACCCCTTTTTCTTGGTTGATGTTTTTTGAACCTGAACAGGTGCTGGAGGTGTTTTTACTTCCTCCACTTGTTCAGATTTTTTTATGCTATTAACCGCTACATTGTATGTTATGTACCCAGTTAGACCGAGTAACAGAATTACAATAACAGTTATTAACCCTTTAATCCAAATTTCTTTTTGTTCAACATCTTTTTTCAGTCCGTTTATTTCATTGATATAAAAGCCTTCTCGACCTGCTTTATCTTCTAAAAGTAATTGACGGCTTTTAACTTCCGCTAACTCATTCTGAACTTTCATTAACTCGGTAATTTTCTGTTCATAACGGTTATTGAAGTCGTTATTAACCGTTATAAACCTATCAAACATATTTTTGTTAAAATCCGCATTATTATTATCATTAACGGGTTTATTAACGTCATTAACAAGTTTATAACCGTTATTATCGGTTAATGTTTCGTAATATTCACCGTCATTAACCGTTTCTTTCCCATATAGTTTTTTATAATATTCAATTTGTTCGGAATTAGTTATTATTAGGGTAATTTCGCGACCTTTTATTTTTTCAGTAACTGTCATTAACTGCTCATTAACTGGTAATTCACCGTTATTACGGATTTTTTGATAAATTGTTTTTGACGTTGCACCCACAAGCGTTGCAAATTCTGCAACATTCATTTTTTTTTCCATTTCATTAACCCCTCATTTACTGTTATTGACCTTCATTAACTAGGTTTATAACCGTTATAAACCCATTGACATCACAATAACACATCATCTATCATGAAGTAAAGAGCATGACAAGCATGCTTTACAAAATTACATACAAAAATAAAAAATGCCTTTGGGAGAACCAAAGACAAAACAATTAAAATTCACATAATTATTTTGTCATAAATCCTCCAAAAGGTCAAGCTAGGCTATGGGAAAAAATAGGAGGAGAAAGAATGAACACCGCTAAAAAGCAAGTACAAACAGGGATTACGCAATTTAAACTAACACAAAAACTTATTACAAATTTGCAACAATTCAATCTAACACCGACCGCTAAACTGGTTTTAATCTATTTATCAAGTTGTTACAACCCAAAACACAGCGAAATCTTCCCAAAACAATCCACTATCGCAGAAAAATTAGGGGTTTCGGAGGCTAGTGTAATTAGAGCTATTTCAGAGGCTCACAAAGAGGGGTTAATAATTTCTGAAAGAAAATATACTAACAGATACAAAATCACCGCCAAATTTTTAAATCTATGCGGTATCGTAGAACATTCTAATAAAATGCAACCTGTAACCAATCAAAAAGAAAGAAAACAATCTTGCAATTTGCAACCTGTATTAATAGAACCTAAAAAAGAACAAATAAAACAACCAATCAATGTCGAAGATTTTAAAATTCTCAAAAAGTATGCAATTTCTCATAACGCAAGAAACATACAAGCATACATAAACCACTTAATAACTTCTGGAAGTGCAAAAGATATTCTACAAGAACATAAACGTATTCAAAACCGTATAAAAAACGCTGGAAAAGTCCTTAAAATGCTTGAAGAAGATAAAAAGTTTGTGGAAGCAAATCAGACAGAACTGCCACAAAACTTTTTTTTAGACGTCAAAAATAAAATAAAATCCTTGCAAGAAACAAGGATTAACCAGATACGTAAATAAAAGAAAGGTTCTAAAAAAGAAAAAACATCAGCTTATAGCTTATTATAGTACCATTTTGCCTTTTTCCGTATGAAATCACCAACCGTTAAAGCTGTTTCATTCGGATAAGGTGGTAAGTAGATTATATCAATCTTTCCATAGCTTGAAGTCTTTGGATTTTTCTTTCCGAATTCATAGTGTGTCATAACATTATCCGAAGTTATCGCAATATTATATTTTTTTGCAAGCTCTGCGACCAGTTTAAACGTTCTTTCGCATTGTACGGCGGTTAGTGGGTATTTCCCTATGTTGTTTTTGTTGGTAAATCCGTACATACCGCACATTGAAATCCCAATCGCACCAGTATTTCCGCCCCCGCAATGTTGTGCATACACACCGTCATTCACATTCTCATTATCTTCAGGTTTGTACTTCCCTTCAACCACAACACCTTCACCATTCACCAGATAATGATAATGCTCATAATCGGTCGTACAAGGTTGATTTGTGCCAGCTGTCCAGTGTATAATTATCCGTTTCATAAAATCTCCTTTAATAGTTTTATCAAACCAGAAACAATTACAGATGTTAAAGCCCCAATAACTCCGCAAATCCAACTAACCCATTTTTTATCATCTTGGAGAGTATGAACATCTATCTCTAATTGTACTATACGTTCTTCGTGTTTCTCTAATCTTTTGATTAGAGATGATAAGTCACTTTTTATAACTTTTATATCCGCATACATTTCGCGTTCTTCTTCAGGTGTTAAACTCATTCGCATTTTTCCTTTACCTCCAATATATCAGATATAAAAACCGCCACATTTTGACAGTGGCGGACTAAATATATGCGATTATAAGTTATTCATTGTCATAAAAATATTTAATACGTTTTTTGGCATCTTTGTAAGCTCTTTCGGATGGTTCACCATAATAGTCTTTATCCTCTAAATACCTTTTTCCGTCTTTAAATACGTTATCTTGGCTCAATAAATCCCCTCTATCTGAATATGACATATTCACAGAATACGCATAATCTAAAAGTGTGTAATCTTTGTTATCAAAATCTATACCGCTTTTTTGTTTGATTGTATCCACTTCCCAATGAGCCCCTTTTGTGCCGTCTGGGTTCTCAAAACACGCAACCGCTTTATTATACATATCCTCAGACATCAAATGGCAACCATATTCATATTCATTGATTACGGTTTCAAATTGATACGGCATATTTTTTGCAAAATGGTGAACCATTTCAGTATCAATATTAGGGTTTTTCCTTTTCAATTCTTCATAAGTTTTCATTATTTCATACATTTTGTTATCCTTCCTTTAAAATGTTTGTATCCATTGTCCGACAGTATCTAAACCTATAATGTTATCAATCATTATTGCTAAATCTAAAGGCTTTATATCGGGAACATTAAGCCCTTCAAGTAAAGGAAACTGTACGACCAGAAGTTTTGACACTTTTGCTCCGTCATATAAACCCTCATTTGTCATAATATCTTTTGAAAACTCTTCAAAGATTTGAATTTTTTTATTTATAAAATCGTCAAAATCAATATTTTTTGCAACAAGTACCATTTGTAACTTTTTGCTTATAGTTGGTTTTGAAATATCTCCGAAAAGTTTATCAAGTATGTACTTTTCCGCTTTGTCGAGTTCCTTTTGTTTCATTGAGTTTCCTTTCTAATTCAGCGATTTTATTTTTCAGCTCTGAATTTTCTTCAACCGCTTTTTGAACGTTGTTTGAATATTCTGTACCGCATTCAATGATTGAATTTATGTATTTGTCGCATAATGGCTTTATACCTTCAATTTGAGCAAACTCATCTTTGTAGTGTTCAAACAAAAACAGGTTAAAGGCTTCCATTAACTGCCGTTTATTTTCATTCACGGTTTTATTTTTGTTTATGAAATTAAGTTGGTCGGCACTTAGTTTTTCACAATATTTTGTTAATTTCCGCCAGTAGCCTGTTTCATTTGTTGGGGTTTTATGCTCCAACGAGAAAATTTTCTGTTCTATTTCGTTGATTTTTCCGACCTTATCAGTGTCATAAAACATTTAGTTTTTCTCCTATTTTTTTGTAGCTGTGTCTGTAGGTGCTTCCCAGCTGTTGTATCGTTGCATTGGTTTAGGACAAATACTATCAAGTGGCATTTTCAACACACCAGGAACAAACGTAGCATTAACGTATTCAAATAATTGTTGATTTTTATCATCAATTTTTTGATTAAGGAAAGCGAAGTTGTCAGCTGTTTTTTGTCCGTCAACTGCAATTTGTTTATCCATATCAGCATTTTTTCTAACAAGTTCAGCAAAATTCTCTCTTGTAGTATCTTCTAATCTTCTAACTTCTGAAATAATGCTTTTATATAGGTCAATACCGACACTATCAGTGTATCTTTCTGATCGTTCTTTTCCTAGTTCAGCTTGTAAAGCTCCGATTGTTCTGGTATCTGTGTTCATAATTGCGTCAGTTGCACCAACAGCGATTGCTCCACCGTTACGAGATACCCCACCGCCTAAGACACTGCCACTATTTGCCCATTGATTAAGTAATCCGACAGTACCAGCAATACCAAGACCTAATGCAGTGCCAGCAACACCAGCAGACCCTACACTTCTGACCCCTTCTTCTGTTTTGATTTGCATAATAAACACCTTCCTTTTCTGTGCCGATTACCTTAATCCATAAAAAAATCTCTTATACATAAAGTATAAGAGTGTTTTAGGTCAAATTGTTTATACATTTATAGTATTTGTTTAATTTTTTCATCCAAAAGTGCAGTTAATGCAATTTTAACTTTTAAAAAGGCTTGTTCTTTGATTGTTTGAAAGGTTGAACGAGATATATTTAACAACGAACAAACCTCATCTCTGGATATTTCACGTAATAAGAAACTTTGGAGGAGTTTATATTCAATATCCGTCAATTTTGCTATTTTCAACATTTTGTAAAATAATTCACTATTCATAAGTTTTAAAATCTTTTTCATTTCTTGCATCGCTATCACCCTTTCTTGTTTCGTTGGATATTATAGCTGTAAAGAAATTATTGTTTACTTTAATCGTTGTTCCAATCTTCATCATAAATACGGGGTAGTTCAATTCCTTTCTTTTTTTTCTTGAACCAGTTTATATTCAGACTTACACCAGCTCGGTACAAATACTGAATATATTTAGGAGTCTTAGGACAGTCGGCATCTCGGAGCATTCTATAAAACAAATTATTTATCCAATGCCCAGAAATATCTACAACTTCAAGATATTTCTCTGGAATATCATTGCATAAGGTTTCGTTATCTTTTGTTATTAAAATTCGTTTGAACTTCAATAAATCTTCTGTCAGGTTTACTTTTATCATCTGTTTATATTTACACCCGACATCGTGTAGATGTGAACACCGAGTATCCCAATCTTCAGAATTTACCCACGTAAAATCATCAGTCTGAAATAACCGCCAAGCTAAATAAATTGTGCCATCATCATCTTTGTATAATTCATTAGACAATAGCTTATACATTCCTTTTTTAGCTAATTGCTTTTTTACTGATGAACTTGTTAAGAATTTTCCCATTTATTTTTCCTCACATCTTGATTATATCGTGTCGATTTTTCGGCAGATTTTGCCGAATTTCAAAACCTATAAGATGAAGAAAAAAGGAGAAATTATGGCGGACTACTTAATAAACTTTTCAGAAGCTCAAAAGATTAAAGCCAGTGAAGTAAACTCTAATTTCCAATATATATTAGATAAAACTACAGACAATGCTGATAGGTTAGAAAACTATATTGATACAGAGCTTGCAAAAAATACTGCAAACACAGAATCAAGTGTCTCAACATTAAAAAGTAGTGTAGATACAAGTATTGATAGTTTAACTACTAAAATAAATAATAAAGTTTTTACATATGTCAATAAGTATGTAGAAATCGGGATAGGCACAACGTCATTAAGTTCATATTTGCCTAACGATAGTAAAAAATATCTTGTCTGGGTAAGAGGGAGATGTACTGGGCAGAGTGCCAATAATAATCTTTATGCTTCTTCTGATATTGCAAGCAATATTATTGTAGCTGGTATGGGTTATGACTCTGGAAGAAGCGACAGCTCAGCCAGCACTGCAGTTGTCCCAGTCGGTAGTGGTCGTAAAATAACTTTGTCATTAAGCGGTGGTAGCTCTGAAAGTACAGCATTACTAGGGTATTTAGGAGTATAGGAGGGGTTATGGATTATTTTATAAATATCAAAGACAATGAAATTATAAGTTGCTCAAACTTAGAACTTCTGGATACAGATGTGGTTAATGCGAAGGTTACAGATGTAACTTTTAATGAGTACAAGACAACCCCAGATAAGTTTTACGCAGAAAATAACGAGTTAAAAAGATTAACTGACACGGAATATGCTCAGAAACAAAATCAAGCGGAAAAAGAGCGTGTATCCAAGTTATCAATGACGAAATATGACTTTTATAAATATGTATGCCAACCATACGGCATAACATACGACAAACTTATGGAGCTAGTTAATTCAACAGATGAAACAAAAGCAGGCTGGAATTTATGCAGTGCGGTATATCGTGGAGATGAAACTTTAACTACTGCTATAAACAAGTTCTTACCAAACCTAACAGATGATAAACTAGATGAAATATTTAAACAATACGGCAATTAGTCGAGGGAATTATGGAAATAAAAAAAGAGATTATAGAACCATTAGAAGAACTGAACGAACAGCAAAAAGCAGATTTAGCAAAAAAAATTACTGATAACTTCACTCAATGGGATACGGACAGACAATCACAAATCACACTTGCAAGAGAAATTATGTTAGAAACATATCTCAATCAACCCTCTAAAGAGTTCAAAAAAGGGCAAGAGTGGAAATCAGATGTTAAACTCAATGCAATCTATAATATTAAACGTGCAAGAAAGTCTGTAATATGGCGAGAGATGTGGTCTAACACCTCTCAAATGTTTGATGTTCGTGGTACAAACGAACAGACAGAAAACCAAGCAAAACTGCAAAAGGCTTCAATCGTTGACAGTTTAGAGCGAATGGAGATAGGCAAGCAGTATGATAATGCCGTAGATAATCTCTATGATATTGGAGAGATGATATTCAAGACAGACTGGGAACAACGTAAAAAAGTTGTTAAACGTCAGAAAAAAGATGTCGGTTTTGTTTTGATGAATATCGCACGCAGTTTAACTGGTGCTGGGTATGAGCAAGCACCGCTTAAGGAAATCGAAATTCCATACTATGAAAATGCAAGAGTTGAAAGTATTTCACCTTTTATGTTTGTTTTTGACGCAAGCAAATACAAACTCAAAAACAAAGATAGTTGGGATAGTATAATTAAGATATACAAACGTTTTGACAGTTTAGATAATATCAAAAATAACGGTGTATATAAGCTCACTCCGCAGATGATTGAGGAATTAAAAGAGCTTAAAGACGATAAATCAGAAGATAATCAAGAAACGGTAGATATAAGAGATAAAGACGAATATTCAGGCGAATATTCTATCCTCTATGCTCACGGAGATTTTAAGATAAATGGGAAACTATACAAAAACTATGTAGCCGAAGTGGTTGCTGGTAAGTACTTAGTTAGATTTGAGGAAAATCCTATGTACATTAACCCATTTATCCTTTGTGCGTTAGAGTTTGACCCTACAACCAAAAGGGGTATATCTCCGTTAAAATCTTGTTTTGGTATGTGTCAAATTGAGGAAGAATTGACTAATACCGCCTTTGATATTCAAAAACTTAGTGCAAATCCTCCAAGTTGGGGAAGTGATGATTTATTTGATGAAAACAACACTGAAGCTGACGGAACTATAGCACTTTCTCCAGGAAAGATTGTAAAATACAAATCTGATTACTCAGGAAACTTTCCACAAGCGATTTCAATCAGTGCTACTGGTATTTCTGATTTATTAGGCTTATTAGACCAAAAGATAAGTGATATTTCTTCTGTATCTTCTGTGATGTATGGCAACATTGAGGATAGCAAAAGAACCGCAACAGAATTAAGCCTTGCAGACAAAGGCTCTTCATCACAAATAGGTAAAGAATTGGATATTATTAACCAAGATTTCACTATTCCTATGATTAAGAACGTTGCTGAACTTCTTGCAATGTTCAAAAACGGTGTTGACTTTGTTTATGCGCAAGAAAAAGGGCGAAACGTAGAATATAAAATTACCAACGAAATTAGACAGGCTGAATATAACTATATTTACGAAGATAGAAACGCAATAAACGACAGAAAAAGCAAATTTCAAGAGTTATACCAACTATTTCAAGGGCTTGCTCAAATGCCTGAAACCAATCAAATGATAAATTGGAAAGAAGTTGCTACAACTGCGGTTGAGATGATAGGCTTTGATAATACCGACAAATTTTTCAATCAAGATACCCCAGCTCAACAGTTCACTAACGGTTTGAAACAGTTACCGCAACAGGTTCAAGAGCAATTAGTGCCGATATTATCCCAACAGGCTCAACAGTTCGCACAGCAACAGCAAATGCAACAGCAACAACAACAAATGCAACAACAAGCTAATAATCAAGTTCAAATGGATATGTACAGACAGCAAGCAAGACAACAAGCACAAGGTGAAATGTTAGGTGGTGTAAATGGCTGATTATATGTTGACTGGCGGAGTGAGTTATGATGAACCGCAAGAGGGGAAAATAAAAAATTTAGCAAGGTATTTACTTCCTGAAAAAATGGAGAATTGGCTATTAGGCTCAAAGGCTGATGAGGAGTTTTTGAATAAATACGCAGACGGTAGCTTACCAACTTATGAAGAAATCCAAGAGAATGCCAAAAATGGTACATATACACCCGAAGATGTGAAGTTGTACACAGGGTTAAGAAACCGATATGACAACTTATCGGCAGATAAAGAGTATAGAGATGTTAGAAATAAGAATATCGAACAAGGTGCGTGGGATATTGGCAGTTCTTTTATTCCAGTAGGTGCTGGAGCTACAGCGACAAAATTAGGAGTAAACATATTAAAGCCTTATTTAGGCAAGAAACTGGGTTCAATGGTTGCACAAGGAGCTATAGGCGGAGCGATTGGTGGCGGTGTACACGGCTTAGGTACAGGTTTTATACAAGATGATGTCAATCCTCTTCAACAAATGGCAACAGAAGCCACTTTAGGCGGTTTGGTTGGCGGTGGTTTAGGTTATGGTTTAGGAAGAAGTGCGAAATTTTTAAAAGGTCGTAAAATCGCCAACAATCCAGAAGCACAAGCTCAATATTTTGATAACTATGTTAATGGTTTAAGCAACAATTCGAAACTAGGAGAACTTAGCAGACAATCTAAAGAAATGAACGACTTTAGGCGGTTAAGTCAAGGTGCAGACAATAGTGGTAGTGCTGGATTGTTAGATAGTTCAAATCCTAAACACATTGAACAATTTAAGATTATCAAAAATACTAACCCTGCACCTGATGATTATCATACTTGGATTCGAAGTGCAGATGATATATACGATTTTGAAGATACTTTAAAACAGGATGATTGGGCTGAGTATTGGCAAGACGGAATAAATCCTGATTATACAGGGGATATGATAAATAAAGCATTAAAAGATAAGAAAATTACTGTTTTTAGTAGTTACCCTATTGCTACAGGTGAATTTGTAACACCATCTCGACTAGAAGCATTATCTTATTCAGGCAACGGTAAAGTATATTCTAAAGAAGTACCTTTGTCTGATGTTGCTTGGATAGACCCTACACAAGGACAATATGCACCATCTAAATTGTCAAATTTATACGATAAAATTGTTAGCGAACCGTTGAAATATACAGGAGGAAAATTTAAATATGACGATTTCAAATATAAGCAAAATGAATTACCAAGAAGCAATAAAAATCGTTAGTTTGTAGAAACAATTAAAGATGAGGACATACCAACCGAATTAAAGAAAATTTTAAAACAAGAAGAAAAGAAAAATACAATTTCATATGCAACAAAAGACGGTTATATTTATTCAAGTAAGTACAATGGAGAATATACAAGAGGAGCTGTTGAAAATGCCATTTACAAATATAATGAAAAATACAATGATAAAGTGGTTAAAGATTATGTAAATTCTGATTTAGTTCAAAATTTTCACAAGAATAAAAATTTACAGTTTAACACAGAAACAGAAGCTCCAATTATAAGCGAAAAACAGTTTTATAAATCCCCGACTCATAATGGTCGTCAAAGTAGTGCGTACTCTGTTGTGTTAGATAAAAATGGGAATGTCTATTATAAAAGAACAAGTAATCATTGGGGGGATTTTTTTACTAACACATATGATACAGATATTTTAAGAGCTAACAAACAAGCTTTTGAGGCTTTTAAAAAGGCTAATCCTAACTTGACAGAAAACGACTTTTTACAAAGTTTAGGGTATGATACATCTGATATTTATGGTCGTATTGACATTAATAAGCATTCGTGGGATTTACTAGGTGGAGATGTAAATAAAAAAACCTCACAAACTGGCTATATTAAAATCGGGAATATTAACAAAAACATTTCGAAGAGGGATTAGATATTGCCCGATTTTACAGTTGCTATGCTGGTTTTATGGAAATAGAAAACCTTATTAGGCTTAGGAATTATATTGTAACCACCGAAGGAAGTTTATTATTAGACTTCCTGTCGGATTACATCACTGAAAACTCTTGCAAAGCACGTGAAGCAAGCGAAATTAAGGGTATGTGCGAATTATTGCACCAAATAAAGACTATCCCTAGTAAGGTTGAACAATTAAGGAGAAAGTAAACCAATGGCAGAAGAAACAACAATTTCAACACCCGTTGATAGCAGTGCCGTAGATACTTCTTCAAACGTTGAACCTGAAACAACCACAACAGAAGTTGCGACAGACACTTCAACAGAAGAACCTACAACCGCAGACACAACGGCTGAAACAGAAACGCAAACAGCAGACACTCAACCTGAAACACTGTACGCGGGGAAGTACAAAAGTATTGAGGAATTAGAAAAAGGCTACAAAGAAGCTGAAAAATCCTTTACAAGGGCTAATGAGTTAGAGAAAAAGTACAATGAGCTTATACAAAAGCAACAAACAGAAGCTCAACAAGTGCAAGCTCAAAAACTCCAACAAGCACAGGCAAGAGGATTTAACAGTGTAGAGCAACAAGAAATTCACGACAAGGTACAACTAGCAGAGTTTGAATATTATGCAAATAATATCCAACAAGTACCACCTGAATATTCAGAAAATGCACGTCAAGCCTTACTCAATTATTACAACACTGCAAATACTGCTTATTTAGAGGAAGCTAAGAGATATTTTTCAAGCAACTTTATCGAAAATGTAGCAGTAGCAAAACAAAACCTAACTAATCAACTAAACAGAGAGCTTTCGAATAAACGTTATCAACAGAGCGACAAGCAAGCCCAAGAATTAGCAACGGTTTTAAAGGCTGATTATGCCGACTTTTTAGCAGATGTGAACACTAACGAAGGGAAATCACAAGCACTAAAGGCTTTCTGTGATGTCGGTTCTATCAACTCAAAAGAAGATATGCAGATTTTTCAGGATATTTACTCAAAGATTGCAAACTATGAAAGAACGCAAGCAATCAAAGAGTATGAAGCTCAAAAAGCCATTGATAAAACAAAGCAAGCAAGTCAAATAAGCACAAATCCTTCCGATTTCGTGCTTGGAGATACTGTGCCAACGTATGCAGAAATTGCAAAAATGACACAAAAACAATTTGATGAGGCTTGCAGAAAATTCGGTGAAGACAAAATTATTTTAGCAAAATAGGAGAATTGAATTATGGCAATGACATCAAACGTATTTAAACCCGAGCTATGGTCTAAGTTATTACTTAGAGATATTATGGACGGTGGTGTAATGTTAGATTGTGTGAACCGCAACTATGAAGGCGAAATCAAATCACAAGGTGATACAGTTCACATTCAAAAAGTAGGCGATATTAAAGTTAATACCCACGATGATAACACTGATATGACTTATCAAGACATCGCTGGCACAACTATTCCTTTGGTTATCGACCAAGCAAAAGACTTCGCTTTCTTAGTATCTGATATAGACAAAGTTCAATCAAATGTAGAACTTATGAAACAATACACTAACAAAGCAAAGAAAAATATCGTTCTTGTAAAAGACGCTTATTTGCACGCTTTGGGTGTTGCTGGTGTTGATTCTAAAAACCAAATGGGTACTGTAGCTATTACAGCTTCCAACGTTTACGGCACATTAGTAGATATGTTTACTAAACTTGCAGAAGCTAATGCTATTGA